GTATACGAAAAACAGAAACTAAAGGTTCTTATCAACAACAACATTAATAATAAACTCTCCTGCACCACCATTAGCGTTCAAGACATAGTTAATCTCTGGTGTGGACAAACAGTACACATCAAAGTTAACAGTTATATCTGAACCCCACATAGGCGAAGGACCAGTGGCACCAGCCAGCGGGATATCAATAACATTTTGGAAACCAACAATGGTAAAAATACCAAACATAGCTATATTGCCACTAGACGTTCCAGTATTACTATATGGAATACACTGCACAGTAATTGTGCCAGTGTAATGATTTCCGACTACCCAAGTTCCTGGGAGAGTGGTTTCACTCACACCCCCAGAACTAGCAAACTGCAAAGTCCTAACTTCCATAGACATCGTGTCTACTTCAAAATCTAACACGATTGAGAGAGAAATCACTAGATATATTAGACGTTCGTCGAAACAAAGGTTCCTCTAAAAGAAGATCTAAAAGGGTTAATGAAAGCGGCAAAACAAACAAAAGGCTAGCTAATAAAATAAAAACAAACCAGAGATGACACGCTTGAAATTCCATAGAACTAACATGCACAAAGCATAATTAAAGAAATTAGGGCGTTATCTACTTAGTAACGTACCAACAATCACAACCTAAAGTATCAGGAAAGTCATGATCACAATCGTCATAAGCAGCCTCATTAAAGACTGACTTAAGACGGCCAAAATCCTGCTTTTCCTCGGCTTTCGCACAACAAACTGTCATGTGCGTAGCTATTTGCTCGGGAGAATTCATTCTCTTGTGGCACAAACCACAAGTGAACCACTGAGTTCGATCTCGCGTTCCGGTTCTCAGGGCATGGGTGTTAACCACGTGCTGATGACCAAGAATATGAGCTTCGTATTGGGCGTAGCTATTACACTGCACTTTACAAAGCTCACAATGGAACTCAGGTAGCCTGGGGACCACGGTTTTCTTATAAAACTCGTGACCTCCAGGTTCAATCTTCCGAACAATAACTCCATTCGAGAATAGTTGCTGAAGTACAGCAACCACCTCAAATAGAGTTGAGTTCGAGCGATCTTGGCAATAACCAAGAATCTCTTGAACCGAAACCCAATCAGCGGATACTTCCAACACTGCAACAACACGTCCAACAAGAGAAGACATAGTATCGTTTTCAATCAAGAAATGGTTGTTTAAAGTAATTAAAGGACTAGCTAACACCTAGTTCCAGACAAAATCATAGGAATAAAACCAAAATACCTAATAGGCGAAGAACAAATAGCAGGTTTTGGTAATTCCTCACGCTTAAAAGCTCCAGGCAAATCTTGGAAATTGGGTCTATTCAATATATGCTCCTTACACTCTTTCGAGTCAAGTAAAGCACAATGAGACGCAACCTCGTTCCATTTACCATTAAAGGTACAATTATCACGAATTTGCTTAAATTTAAGCGGTTTAACATCACAATCACATGCAGCTAAAATAAAATGATCTAAATAGGAACCTGTTTCATTAAAGATCTGCTTGTGCATAGAAGCTTGACAATGCTGAAATTGCTCGACAAAAGTAAACAGCTTAGGATCATTGTCGACCTTATAGGCTGTATTGTTCCAATGCCAACATGAACTCTGTAAAGTAACACATGCAAGAGCAGTAGAACCAGCTGACCATAAAGTAGAAAAGAATCCCCCTGTTCCATACAACCACGAATAAACATAGTAAACAACAAAACAAGCAACACAAAAGACAACAGTGAAAAACAAAATCTTAAAGAAAAGAGAACAACACTGCATACGTTTTAAACACGAAGGCTTAGGTTTCTTGAGCTCACTAATAAGCTCAACAATCGACGACTCAGAACCTAATTCAGAAATTACAGTCATGGTAATAATGAAATTATTAAACTTAATTACGATTGTTAGCTCTTAACAACTCACGAATAGCATTCTCAAGCTGTGAAACCCTAGAGGTCAACACAGTATCAGCAGTCACAGCAGTGAAAGTTGATGGAAAAGTAACATTGTACGCAGCTATAGCAGCAGTGTTCTGATAAGTACAAATAGTAGAAGCAGATGCCGGTGAAATTGTGAATGAAAAATCGGGCCAAATATATACAGTGAGATAAGCAACTGTCCCAAAAGGGGCACCAGTTGCTGTATTTGCTTGACAACAAATTATGGTACGAGTAGAAACACACAAACCAGCAGGAGAACCTGAAATTGTACGCATAGTCGAAGGATTATACAAAACTTCAGCATTAACCAATGGGGATGCAGCAATGCATTGCCCATTAGTAACCGCAAAAGCTGCAGTATCAGTGTCAGTACCAAGAGCTGTAGCAAGGGTAGTAAGATTATCAGAAAGAAAAGTCTTAGTACCTGTATTACCAGGATTTGGAGCCGCACCGGCAAAGGTTTGTATAATAAAGGAATTACCGGGAGTGATAGAATTCACACCGGCAATGGGCGGTAGTTGAACAAGTTCATGGAATTGCAAAGAAGTTCCAGAGACAAAAATAGACACAAAAATATCGGAAGAATCAGCATTTGAAACTGCCATGTTATGATACAACATAAGATACAACATACCTGTTTCCTGACCCATAACTCTAAATGGGCGATCAGAAACATATGGAACATTCAGAGACCACTCAGTTTCATTAGCCGGGTTCATAAGAACCTTGTGGTTATAAAAGAAAGCGTTATCTGGTGATGGTGGTGGGTCGGTAGGAGACGCATTTGGGATAAACACAGCAAGAAACTTAACCTGTTGTAGAATAGTTTTCGTAAACACAAACTTAAACTTAACATCACCACGCCAAAACCTATAGAGTTTTGACATCCACGTGACTCGAGAAGGAGAGGTCCCAGTGTAAAACTGGGATGGATCTATTGGAGTCGAATAGATCAAAGAACCTCTAGTAGAACTAGGGGCAACAGAACCATAAAACAAAACAGTTTCATGCTTCATCACATCCATAACGGATGTATTAGCAGTGGCTTGCATACTACCAGTAGACATATTTTCCTTAAGCTTAACGACGTCCATAGCACCGGACGTCAAGTTAAGGTCAACTCGACAATCATCAAGAGCCCTAGCGGCTCCACTACCAATATCGCTACCTTCAGCCATACTAAATTAACAATAGAAATCACACAAACAACACAATTGCGGATATATTTCGTTGCGAGACACAAATCTTTCAATTAGCACTCAATTGTTTAAACTAAAACGTCTTCTCATTTCCATGAGAACGACACCCACCACATTCTTGCCAGGGTAAGAAGCATACATCTTGGGGCTGTTATTGGGAGCAATTCCAGCACCAAGAAGTCCATCTTTCGCCCAGTATACAAGTACACTATCACCAGTTGCAAACAACGCTTCCTTAAAGGAAGCGTCTTGCACCTTGGCTTCGTATATTTTGTACACTGCACGAAATAATGTCTTCTCCTCCCAACGGAAACTCATTTCTGAATACAATTTGGAAAGTTCAAACTGGGCCTTGCGCGTAGCATACGTGCAAAACCTAGCAGGATTTTCATCTCCTACGAGCTTAGCGGCCTCAAAACCGAGAGCGGCGTAGAAGTTTGTAAAATCCCAATTGGCAAACTTGAAATGTTGGTTAAATTCCGGAGAGATCTCCACACGGTCTTTTATTGATGGACCGAAGAACTCCTTTACACGTTGGACGTAAATCTCGTTGCCCGCTCTATAGGGTCGAGAAACATCCCGGAAAATACTATCAACATCAAGCTTGTCAAGAAACTCTCTGCCTGTCTTCGTTTTACGAAGACACAGCAAGTACTTCTCAAAGTACTCACGGCCCCAAAGGGCAGCAGAACGAACACAAGTTCGAATAGTCGACGTGTAATCGCACACATCGGCTCCTTTATAATACCACATGGGTATATCCTCAATCAACTCTTTGGGCAAAGGGCCCACAAACATTGATTTCGGTCCCTCAAAAGGATTGGGAACAAAATAACGACAAAGAAAAGTCAACTGATCCAACGGGATAAACTTCTTACACTCAGTCTTATCAGGTGCAGTGGCCTTCACGCCACACACCTCCAAAACTGGTGGAATAGTTTCTCCATTGAACCACTCGGCCTTGTCAGACACGGAAGCAATAAAATCATCACCGTAAGCATGCACAACACAATTCTGAGTATAAACAGCACGATCAACAGCAACACCATTAGCAATAGACAACTTAATCCAAGCGTAGTACAAAAGAATCCAATTAGCAATCGTGTTGTAAATGGTTGTCATCGTACAACCCGATGGATTTCCTTGATGGTAGTGGTAAACATCACCATCAATAACAACAAAGTGATTGAAACTCTCAACACCTGAACACACAACATGCCTACGATCTTCCTCCCGATAACACGAAGCAACACAATCAGATACGGACTGTAAAAGCTGCATCGATTCTGAGGCATCGAACCCTGAGTAATCAAAACCAAAATGGTGGTTACCCATGGCCCTATGCTGCATAATCATATCGTGCCACTCCGTGCTCTCAGGATCAACACCGTAAGCATGCTGAAGCTTCAACCGAGCCTCCTTGAATTGAACAACAAACTCAAGAAATAACATACGATCAGCAATAACCTTTTCCACAGCACCAGCCGTGAAAATACGCGTTTTGCCATCCAAAACGCGTTGCACCTCCCTACGCTCATCCTTCAAAGTCCCACGAAAGAGTCCAGGTTTGATCTCACCTCTGCGACGACAATCAACAACTTCTTCAACAGCAGAAACAAGCTTCTCGTTCGGCACGTAGTGTCCATCTGTAAACTCAAAGAGCCCACTTTTCCCTTTAGCATCTGGATCTTCCTTTTGAAAAGACCAGGGCAAACCAGGTGATGTATCCATGGCCAAACGGGACCCAGGTCCATAGCGTGTGTTTCCATCAATTGAATCTTGAAGACTAATCATCGCACACTCTTGCACATGGTTAGATAAATCTTGCTTAACCCACTCAACAGCTCTATCCAAAATAGATGTCTCAAAGAAACCTGGCTCATGCCACTTCTTATCGACAGCCTTCTGCATAGATCCAATGTTAAGTTGGGCTGGGGCAGAAATTATCCCATGTCCAAAAGCTCTTGGATTTTCCTCCTGAAGCGGAGATGGACGGATTTCACTGGGTGGTATACAAGTTACACCCGGTTTATCCGCATGCAAATATCTACCCAGGGAAGGGCAGGGATTCACAATTTTCCTAGAAAGTTCCTTTGAAGGATCAACATCCGGAAATGAAACAAAACCATGACACACAACATTGCGTGTCATAGCCTCGAGAAGAGACCTAGTAGTTGGCTGAAAATAGTTCTTACCTTGGTTGGAATCACCAGCAACGTAAAAACCTGCAATTCGCAATTGACCTTCTTCTCGGGCAAGAAGAATGGACCCACAATCACCGTAAGTCAAATCAGGTACATCGGTTGAATACAGCTGCGCTGTATAATCGGCGTACTGATTATCACGATAATTGACAGGTCCAAGCTTCTTGAGATTCCCAACAGGGACTGCCAAAGTACAACGAGCAGATCCAGAAATTGAGTCGTTGATTCGAGGAACAAGAGCCATAACTTCAGGCGCTTTCCCAAACCAATTCGCAGGCTGGAGCGTTTCACGACAGACATGACCCAAAAGCGACTTCTGAACCTTGAGATTTTTAAACTCAATGAGCAGACCATCACTATTGGCCAAATCAAAACCTGAAACGCCCTTAGCTCCACGAAAATCGTGAATGTGATTAACTGGAACATCCTCAACAAAGGATATTGTATCAGTTTCAACCTTGAAACGATACGATTTAATCGTATGACCACGAAGAAGATGACGCGGAACAAGTAACATCTGTCCAGTTATCTGAATCCCATACATCTGGGCTTCAGAACCTTCATCAGGAATGTAAGTAATCTTAACAAACTGAGAAGCAAAACGATCAAGCAACTTCATGTCTCCCTCCGTGGGTTCTCGTTCCATCTCACTGATCCAATCATCAGCATGAGCACGAGCTCCACCACGAATACGACGGTTATTTGATTGACGTTTACCTCCACGTTTATTAGATTTCTCATACTGAACCCAATCACGTTTTGTGCCATCCCACTTCCAGGCATGGCCACTAGCGTCAACATACTTGAAAGTCCCGTTGTCAAATTCACCACCATACTTAAGGTTGTGAAAATCACGGCGTTCCAACATATGCTCAACATCACTCATGGCACAAACCTCAATACGTTCATCTGACAAGAAAATTGACAAAACAGCACTGAATATAGATTTAACTAAATAAATGACAGCATATGCAAAAACAAAATACAAAAAGAAAGAGAACAAGATACAACACCATCCAGCAACATTCATCCAGAATGTAGACCATGGACGAATTCCAGCCTGATCGCGAACTTCAATAAGATCACGATAGTCCTCTGGAGCCAACAAATGTTCCATACAATGGAGGGCTTTCATGTTCACAGCAATTATCTTGCCCTGAACATTTGGCCCCCAAACAACATCAAGAACGTCATCTTGAAATTGCCAACCACGAGACGCAAGTCTAGCAATCAGAACAGATAAAGAAGTCTCTTCTGATTCTGGGATCATAACACGATCCCTCCAAGAACGATAAGATGCAGCAATACACAAAGCATAAAACACAACATCACGATTCTCTTGATTAGTATCAACAGGAATATCAAATGATAAGTCAACATCACAAGATTTCCACGAATTAAACAAAGCAATGGAACTACCAAAACGTCTCTCAAAGACGTTTTTCAACAAGCGTGAATTGAAAGATGTCAACTCGCTCAATGTCTTAATACCACGCAGACGTTCACCATCAGCGTAGTACGGACGATCGAGTTTCAAATTCAACTCATGCCAGTCAACAGGCTTTCCAACACCAACAGGGAGGAACATACTATCACGAAAAACACTATGCTCCAAAATCGGAGGAATTGGAACATTCAAGCCAGGATAACAAGGTTTGTTATCAATGGCCAAAGTTTCCAATCCACAAGCTTGCGCAGTTGTATTGGCTATTTTACGACGACGTTCAACGGACTTAACAGTTCGCTCAACGACGGTGTCAATATCAATAGCCTCATACATATCACGCATGAACTTTTCAGTTCCAGTTTGGACATCGAGATAAGTCATATCCCACTGCCCAAACTCACCAGCAAGATGTGGCGCAGGTGCAGCAGTTGTAACGACCTCGCGATAACGACGGTTAGTTACACCTGAGGGCACATTGACTGCACATCCAGATTTATGAGCATAAATCTGGAGATGAGACCAATCCATCATAGCTCCAGAAGAAGAAATGTTTTCATCATCCTCAACAGGTTGTGCTGGGAAACCAGGTTTCCAACAAAACAGAAGATGATTCTGCATCCTTCTCAAAAGAGCCGCACGATCAACAGTTCCAGACTCGGGAAACGCGATGTTTGAAGTACAAATTATCACCTCCGAAGTAAACTTCGTCTTTTTCTCAGACAAAGTCGCCATCGGCAGGGGATAAACTGCACTAGAAACAAGCGATAACCACGCAGTATGTTCCTCATTGGTCGTATCCTTCTTCTGACTTGGCGAACAAAAAGCCTCTTCAAAACGACACACAGGTTGGTTGCAATAACCATCCCAATGTTTCTGAAGTGGGTTTCTACTATAACAGTAGGAACCTTCCTTTCGTTCGGCAGGCCAAAGACGTTCAGCAACACGTTCAGCCAACATCTCAGCGAACCGAGTTTTCATAATTCCGGCAGGGCCAGAAATATAAACAACTGTAGGTTCTACGCGCGAATGGGCATTTCGAGTGTTGACAGCGCTCATCACTGCTTGATACAATTTCTTGTATTCAGCAGTGAAATGTACACGTTCAGAGAACGGGTACTCACGAACGTGCGTTAGAACTTTAAGAGTTCCAAAAGCACGAGCCAAAAGTTCCTGATAAGATGACAAATGTTCGTACAATCTGGGTTCAGCGTTCATCTGTTCACAGATTAATACGGCCTGAGCCATCTCAATCAAAAGAGTCGGCACATCACGGATAGTCAAACGATCAGCTTCAGCATGATCAACATTCTTCAACAATTCCTGGATAGTTTCGTTAGAACGATAACTAACCAAGAAACGCAATAAAGAAATCACAAGATCAGACAAAAGCGAAATCGCATGCTTACTACCGGATTTAAATAAATCTTTACATCCGGTAATATCAGAAACACGGAAAAAGTTAGAAACAATTCCAGTGCTTATAGATCCAGTAAACAAAACAGAGATCAAGGTAAGAAAAACAGTAACAAAAGGTTCAATGGCATCACCATCCGCACGAGCAGTAGGGCGCTGGAACAAACCAATAAAATCAGTACAAAGACCTTGTCCAAATTTTGGAATCAAAATAAGTCCAAGAAGAGAGGCCCATTGAGCAGCAGTTTGACAAACAGAAGCAAGATTAGCAAAGCAAATAGCAAGAGCAGCGGCTTCAACGAGTTTAAGGATACCTTGAAAGGCATCTGAAACTTTCTCAACAGTCACTTCAGTCATTTTGTAAATCTCTTTGGCTTTGTCTCCAATAGAAGACCCAAAACCAGCACCAAACTTGTAACAACAAGCTTGGAGAAATTCATGCCATGCTCCCTGAGGAATCAAAGGTTTTATCTGCCAAGCAGCAAGAAAACCAGCCA